GACACGCGAAAACGGAGTCCATCTTCATCCACGGCGCGGCGTGGGCGCTTAAGCAGCGCCCTACCCTCCGCATCGGGTACGTCAGCTTCGGCTCTACCATCGCGGAGGAGAAGTCGCTCCGAGCGCAGGAGGTAGCGGCCCGGGCGGGAGTCGAATTCGGGCGTATCAACCGCCTCGACTACTGGACGACACGCCAGGGCGGGTGCGTTCAGGCCGTCGGTATCGGCGGGACGCTGACGGGCCGCGGCTTCGATTTGATAATTGTCGACGACCCGATCAAAGACCGCGTCGAGGCGGAGTCCGCGGTCAGTCGCGAGCGGACCTGGGACGCTTGGCAGTCGGTTATTCGGACTCGGCTCGAGCCCGGCGGAAGCGTCGTCTGCTTCATGGCCAGGTGGCATCCGGACGACCTGAGCGGCCGGCTCATCCAGCGGGGCTGGGAGTACATCCGCCTCCCGGCCCTCGACGACGAGGGGCGCGCGCTCTGGCCCTCCCGCTGGCCCGCGTCGGAGCTCCAGCTCTCGCGGGAGGACGTCGCCGAGTACGCATGGGCCTCGCTCTATCAGGGCACGCCGAGGCCCAGAGGCGGAAGCGTCTTCGGGGACTGCAATACCTACGAGGAATTGCCGCCGAACCTCCGGCGGAGCATCGGCGTCGACCTCTCGTACGCGGCCAAGACGGCGTCGGACTGGAGCGTCGCCCTTACCATGGCGTACGACGAAGGTACGGGCCTATACTACGTGGTGGACGTACGTCGTGTACAGTGCGCCGCGCCCGCCTTCAAAGAGGTGCTCCGAGCGGCGAAGAAGGCGAGCCCTACCGCCGCGATGCGCTGGTACGCGTACGGGACGGAGCGCGGAAGCGCGGACTTCATCCGGGTGACCGAGGGGCGGCCGGATCCGGAGCTCCAGAACCTCCAGGTCATCCAGGCGCCGGGGGATAAGTTCATCCGGGCCCAGCCCGTCGCCGCGGCCTGGAACGCCGGTCGCGTCCTCGTCCCGCGCTCCGCCTCCTGGACGGCCCGCTTTCTCGAGGAGCTCGCCATTTTTACGGGTATCAAAGACAAGAACGACGACCAGGTAGACGCGCTCGCCGCCGCCTTCGACCTCCTCTCGACGAGTCAGCCCCTCTACCCCTTCGAGGAGCGGCGAGGGCCGGACTCTTACGGCCGCCGAATGTAGCGCGAGGGGTAGCTCCGGGCCGGGTCCTCCCGGTACGTATCCCCGGGTCCAAGCTGGGTCGTCCTACCCGTTACGCCCCTCGCGCCCGCCGAATGTAGCCCGCGCCGGCGAGCTCACCTAGAGTTCCCGGGGAAAAGGGTTACAGCCATGGCGAAAACAGCGATACGACGAGCCGCCCGCGAGCTACCCGTCCTCTCCTGGAGCGAATGGGACTCCGTCTACATGGTAAAGGCGGCCCTCCGCCAGCTCGAGGCGGGCCTCTTCGACGCCGCGAGCCAAGTCGTCGACGCGATGGGCCGCGACGACCGAATTGTCGCCGTCGCCGGGAAGCGTTTCGGGGGCCTCCTTCGGCTACCCCTCGACTTCGAGGAGCACGGCGACGGGCGGAGTAAGAAGGCGGTCGCGAACGAGTGCCGCGACGTCTTCTGGAAAATTTTCCCGGAACACCAGCTCCGGCAGCTTAGTCACTACGGCTTTATGCTCAACGCGGGGCTCGGCGAGCTCGTCTACGAGAAGACGGACCGCCGGTTTACCCCGAGGCTCCGCGTCTGGCACCCGAGGCATTTGAGGTACGACGAAAACGAGAATACCTACTGGCTCGCGACTCGGGATGATACACGGGAAATTCACCCGGGCGACGGGCAGTGGATTCTCTTCTGCCCCTACGGAGAAATCCGCGGGTTTATGGCCTGCCTCCTCCGGGCGCTTTACGTCCCCTGGCTGGTACGGCAATGGGCGTGGAGGGACGCCGCGCGGCACTCCGAGGTATTCGGAAGCCCCTCCCGAATTGCGGAGGTTCCGCCCGGGGCGCAGAAGGACGACATCGCCCGCTTCGTCCGGGAGGTCGCCCAGCTCGGGGCCGAGAGTACCATCCGCCTCCCCGCTTACCTCGGGCCGCAGGGGGAGAAATTCGACGTCCGGCTACTCGAGGCGATGAGCAACGGGACGCCTTTTATGGACCTCATCCGCGAGTCCGCGACGTGCATTGCCATTACCGTCCTCGGGAATAACCTCTCGACGGAGGTACGCGGCGGTAGCTACGCGGCGGCGACCGTCCACGAAAACGTCGACGCGGACCTCCTCCGAAGCGACGCGAACCTCCTCTCGACATGCCTCCGAGAGCAGGCGCTCGTTCCGTGGGCGCAGATAAATTTCGGGGACGGAGACCTCGCCCCCTACCCGACGTGGGACACGGGGAAGCCGGACGATATGAAAGTCCGCGGCGACTCGCTCAAGTCCCTCGGCGAGGGTATCCGTACCCTCCAAAGCATTGGCGCAAAGCCGGACGTCGACGCGCTCCTCGAAGCCGCGGCCGTCCCGGTAACCGAAGACGCCGGAGACCCTCCCGCCCTCGCGCCTCCGGCTCCGGACCAGGCCGTTCCCCCGGAGGCGCGGCCGACGCAGGCCCAGGCGCAGGCCCGGCGGACGGCCCTCGGCGCGGAGACGCTC